GGTGTTTGGTGGTATAGAACATTTACTAATCGTTACGAAATGAACGAGTTTATTGAATCAATCCGCAGCTGTGCAACTGCTATCAGGATTTCTAATCGATTTGTAGTTCAAGATCCAGATAACATTAAACCACCAGAAGATGCTGCCGTTATAAAGTGAGGCTATCATGGAATTTAAGATTGTCGGTTACTTGTTGACTTATCGTTACCCTGAGTATTCAGGTTTAACCCACCTAGATCGCTTTGATACACTGGCGAAGGCAGAAGAGTATGCTGAGACTTCAGAATTGACAGAATACGTTATCAACCCCATTGTTGACTTATCAGGGGATTAGACCATGACAACCATACTGAAGAAAGAAGACATACTCTATGATTGTACTAAGAGAGAATTAGACTATGCCGTTGCTTCTGTAACGTTCCCAGAGGTATATGATGAAATTGTTCGATTCTTATCTGAAGGTGGGTTCAATAACCTATCTGATGCTGAATTAGCAGAACACTATAGGGAAACCTTTACAGACTTAGACACTATAGAATTCAGAAAGCAATATAGGATTACCAAATGAGTGATGAAAAGATAATTCTTAATCTTTTAGATGCTTTGTGCGATGCTTTGCCTTATGTGGAAGATGTTTTGGATGATAAAGAAGCACTAAAGTGTTTTAAAAAAGGGGTTGTTCAAGGACACGCCAAGGCTATAAGATATGCTATACATGTTGCTGAAAAGCATATTAGTGAAAGGATTACCAAATGAGTCTTACATTCAATAATCAACCATGTGAGATCGTCCAAGGTCCTGATGCTGATGGTCAGGTATGCATACGCTATGCTGGCGATCCTCGATGGCCTTTCCCGTCCTATACATGGGTTAGCCCTAAAGCACTTAAGAAAACCACGGAGAAGCAAAAGCAATTAGAGGCTCTACAAGGCATCGAAGAGGCTCTAATGTAGGGTGATAGCACCAAGACTGTTTTAATCGCTTGTAGGCCTGTTTTAATCGATTCTAGAGGGTATTTTATGACTAAAGAGACAGTACAAATGATGTTAGCCTTGATCGAAGCTATGATTGACTCCAGCGTAGCTGCTTCATGGGGTCAATGGGAAGAAGTAGAGCATGCTGAGGATGTTAAGGAAGACCTATACCCTAAGTTGATGGCTTTGTTGGATAGAATGGAGGATGATGGAAAATGAGAGTGTTGATCGCCTGCGAGTACTCAGGCACTGTCAGAGACGCATTCAGAAGGCTAGGCCATGATGCCATGTCATGTGATTTATTACCCACTGATGTTGAAGGTCCACATTACCAAGGTGACGTATTCGACGTTATCAATGATGGATGGGATTTGATGATTGCTCATCCACCGTGTACCCATTTAGCGGTCTCTGGTGCTCGTTGGTTTAAGGATAAGCAGCAAGAGCAGGCAGAAGCTCTAGAGTTTGTTAGAAGGCTCTTAGATGCGCCTATAGAGCGCATATGCCTAGAGAATCCTGTCAGCATCATTAGTTCACGTATACGCAAGCCCGATCAGTGCATTCAACCTTGGATGTTTGGACATGGAGAGACAAAAAAGACTTGCCTATGGCTTAAAAACCTGGATAAACTTGTACCCACTGATGTTGTCGATGGTAGAGATCAACGCATATGGAAACTACCTCCAACAGCAGACAGATGGAAGATTAGAAGCAAAACCTACCAAGGCATCGCTGATGCTATGGCTAACCAATGGGGTGTATGATGAGATGTATCTCTTGCAATGAAGTGCTTAGCGACTACGAAGCCTCTAGACGTAGTGTTCGAACAAGACAATACTTAGACTTATGTAATGATTGTTTTAAGTATGTCCGTGATGATATCGCTGCTGTTGGTAATGTACGCTTAATCAATGAAGGAGATGATGACATTGTAAGCAAACGTAACATCACTGATGATTGACTTGACAACTTTGGTTTTCTCTGATACCCTAAATCTATATAGGCTATGTAGGCTACTTAGGCTATGTACTAAGTATATACTATGTACTTATATTTAATATATACTTAGTACTTAGACTATTTAGCCTATGTACAGTAGGGCTTAACATAAGGATTGTTCGAAATGTACCCTGATGATGAGTTTTTACCTGAAGAAGCCTTTGACTACACTAAAGGCGAGTATGATGATATGCATGAAGATCACAACATCAATGATGTACTGAATCGTTTTGTTCGCTTATGTCAAGAGTATGGTTTTTACTTTATGATGCGTCAGTTAACTAAGGCTTTGAATGCTAAGGGGTTCAATGTATGAAGAAGAAGATACAACCCAGGAAGCGTAAGCCTTCACCGTATGTGCTGTTTATGCACTCTAATGGCGGTACATGCTCTCTAGAGGATCTGATGGCAGCATTCCCTGCTAAGGGTAAGAATGCACTGCTGAATGCGATGCAGAAGCTTGTTGATAACTATACTGTTGATAGGGATATTTATATCTATGGTGACAGACAGAAGAAGATCATCTACACTTTAGGAGGTTATGTCACTAAGGATACAACTGGTATCTGTTGGCATAATCCTTTTAACTTAGGGGAAGTCATGGAGGATAAACCTTGTAAAGACCATCCAGATGCACCGCATGGATTTGATCGTAACGCTAGCCACAATGCTGACAGGTATGTGTGTGAGTGTGAGAACTGGGAACCAAAGCCTGTGGATCATGTTTACCGGATTGAAACAAACGGCAGGCCTTGTGTCGCATGGGATGACGCAAGTGAAATTAAGGTCGGCGCAAAACTTTACGCTGCACCTCGTGAATGGGTTGGGCTGACGGATGAGGACATGGAAGTCCTTTTCTTAAATGAGGATGGCGTTCGATTTGCACGGTATATCGAAGCCAAGCTAAAGGAGAAGAACACATGAACCCACAACCCGAAGCCTTGCGGCTGGCTGATGCTTTGGATGACGAGTTCACGCAAGGCAGAATCAGTAACCACAACGGGCGCAAAGCCGCCGCCGAACTGCGCCGGTTGCATGAGGTGAATCAGGATCTACTGAAGGCACTCAACACGATCCTCAACATATGCTTGCTAGATAACGGGCACTGGGCCAAGACGATAGAACGCGAGGCTCATGAAGCCATCGCTAAAGCAACAGGAGAGAAAGCATGAGCAGAGAAGCTATGAAGCAGGCGTTGGAGGCGTTGGAGACTGATCCAATAAGTCATGCTGGGCTTATTAGCAAAAAGCAAGCCATCACCGCCCTGCGCCAAGCACTGGAGACAGAGCAAGAGCCTGCAAAGACACCAGCAGACGGGCCTGTGGCATGGAGTTGCCAGTGTGGCAGGCCTTATACGGTTACCTGTATTTCAAGCAAACCACAAAAGAAGGAATGGGTTGGGCTGACGGATGAGGAGATTGATGCGGCATGGCGGTCGGTTGATTACACGGTTGATTATGAGCAATTTAGGATTGATGTTGCTCGCGTTATTGAAGCCAAGTTGAAGGAGAAGAACACATGACACGAGACGATGGAGGTCCAGCATTTCCACGACCCGGATGGCCGAACGAAACAGGAATGACCTTGCGTGATTACTTTGCGGCTAAGGCGATGCAGGCATTAATTCCTAGCGGACAAAACGTAGATTCAATGAAGTATGCAGAATCAGCATATGCCTTAGCAGATGCTATGTTGAAGGCAAGGGGTGAGCAATGACATACTTAGCAACTCATAAAGGTTGTGATGATTGCGGTAGCTCTGATGCTTTATCAGTGTCAGAGAATGACAAAGGAGAAACATGGAGTCACTGCTTTAGCTGTGGTACAAATACCAAATTGTCTACAAATGTTGATAACTTCCAACAAAATGTAACATCTAAGCCTAAAGTTGTACCTATGATTCAAGGTCAATATCGTTCGATACCAGTGAGAAACCTTAGTGCTGATGCACTGAAGGCGTACAACGTAGTGCTTACTGATGACTACGAGGTAGTGTTTCCCTATCATGATGCTGATGGAAAGGTAGCAGCATACAAGGTAAGGCATGAAGCTACGAAGACTGACTGCACCATCAAAGGAGACTGGAGTAAAGCTAATACATTGTTCGGACAACACTTATTTGCTAAAGGAGGTAAGAGCATTACCATCACTGAGGGTGAGTTTGATGCCATCGCTGTCTATCAAATGAATGGTATGAAGTATCCTTCAGTATCTATCCGTAACGGAGCACAGGCAGCACTAAAGGACTGTAAAGCTAACTATGAATATCTTGATTCTTTTGAAACCATTGTTATCTCTTTTGATGCTGATGAACCTGGGAAGAAAGCTGCTACGCAAGTAGCTGACCTATTCGGTGCTAAAGCTAAGGTTGTCAAGCATAGAGCACCATTCAAGGATGCTAACGATTACCTTAAAGAAGGAGCAATAAAGGAGTACATACAAGATTGGTTTGCTGCTGAGACCTATGTACCTGATGGTATTGTCAATGGCTCTAAGCTGTGGGAAGACATCAATACACCAGCCATTAAGTCTTCATGTAACTATCCCTTTGATGGTCTTAACAAGCTAACCTATGGCATTAGGAAGGGTGAACTAGTTACCTTCACTGCTGGATCTGGTCTAGGTAAATCACAGGTGTTGCGTGAGATCGTGTATCATATCTTATGTAAGACAGACGACAACATTGGTTTGATGTTCCTAGAGGAGTCTACTGTCCGCACTGCCAAAGGCTTGATGTCGATACACGCTAACAAACCTTTACATTTACCAGACACAGCATACACAGATGAGGAGTTTAGAGATGCCTTTGAGCACACTCTTGGCACTAACAGGGTTTATCTTTTTGATCATTTTGGGAGTACATCAATTGACAACATACTATCAAGAGTCAGATTCATGGCTAAAGGACTCGGATGTAGCTTTGTTGTGTTGGATCATATTAGTATTGTCGTCAGTTCTGGCGATGTTGGCGATGAACGTAAAGCATTAGATGAGATCATGACCAAGCTTAGGATGATTGTGCAGGAGACAGGCATAGCACTGTTGATTGTCAGCCATCTTAAGAGACCTGATGGTAAAGGCCATGAAGAAGGAGCAGCTACTTCACTAGGTCAGCTTAGGGGATCTGGTAGCATTGCACAGTTGTCAGATATGGTGATCGGTATGGAAAGGAATGCACAGCATGATGATGAACGTGAACGCAATACCACCAGGATTAGGGTACTCAAGAACCGTTTCAGCGGTGTCACAGGTCCAGCCTGTAACGTCTATTACAGCCACTCAACAGGAAGGTTATCAGAGGTCACACAAGATGAAGACTTATGAAGATTTGAAAGA